GCCGCCTCAGACAAACTGGAGGCGCGAGCAACTCCGATGCGGCAGGGCGCCGTCAAGAAGATGCGCGCCCTGAGCCGAGTCATTAGGAGGCTTGAGGGCAAGGCATCCCCAACCAAGAGGGATGCTAAGCTGCTCAAGGAGGCGAAGAAGCGCTATGACAGGGCCGAGGGCGTCGTTGTCGTTGCGGACCATGACATACGGGCTGCCAAATCCATCCGCCTAAACGCGGTAGACAAGTCTCAAGCCGGGGTCATCCTCTCCCCTACCGCGAGCAATGCGGTGCAGGATGTCTTTGACGCCTCCAGGGCGCTCCGCTCATCGGGGGAGGACAGTGCTCTCGGTCGCCAGGGCATGAACCTCCTTGCCCGCTCGCTGTTCACCAAAGAGCAGGCCTGGATTAAGACAATACCGCCCGCCCTCAAGATGCTGGCGGCAGCGGTCGTCAACAACCCCGCAGGCAGGGCGAGCGCGAGGAGACTTCAGCAAGGCCTGGTTGACCAGCCGTACCAGGCGGTATTTGACCTGGCCGGAGGGGAGATCGCAGATGTCGAGGGCGTTGGCGGAAGGCACGGGGGCACCCTTGATGCAAAACAGGAGGAGTTTGCCACCAACCTGTTCAATAGGCTTGGCGGCTTTGGCCGAGCCATTGGCGAACGACTGATTGAGCCCAGCCAGAACGCCTACGCGCTAACCCTCAACATGCTCCGAAGGGACTACTTCGACAGGGCGCTAAAGAAGCGCCTCACCGAGGCAGGCATCCCGTCAGACCTGAGCGCCACCGAACTTGTCAAGGCCGTCAAGGCCGACCCCCAACTGCTTGCTGACCTTGAGTCAGACGCCTACATGACTAACGTCTTTACGGGCAGCGGTGACTGGCGGGTAGGCACCGAAGGGCGAGCCAAAGGGAAGGGCGCCAAAGACATCGCAGGGGTGCTCGCACGCCGACTCCTATACGCGCCGAAATATATGGCCAGCATTGTCGAGAACGCTCTTCGGACCATCCCGTCAGCGGCCCTTACCGGCCTTCTCACCAGGAGGAGTTGGACCAAGCCCCTCAACTACAAAAATTACCCGGAGTGGTTCAAGAAAATAAAGGACCGGGAGTACGACCCCAAAGTCCTTCCCTTGGTGATGTCTGGCGTTGGCCCCTTCAAGGACGTGAGCGACTATCAGCGAGGGAGGCTCGTGGGAGAGGCCGTCTTCGAGACAGCGTGGCTTGGCTCGCTTGCTGCGTTGGCAATGATTGGCCTTGGCGATGATGAGGACGAGGTCTCCTGGAGGGAGAGGCTGAGGAGGTTCAATGACCCAGAGAGTGCAGACTACCGCAAGCTCGTCATCGGCAACTGGCACATATCCCTTGAGGGTGGGCGCGGTGCCACCATCAGGCACCTGATGCCTTACGGGCTTTCTGAGTCAGAAGCTGATGACATGGCGGCCATGGACCTCAATGTCGACTACTCGCGCAGGATCGGCAGGATGCTGAGGAACAAGCTCCACCCCTTTGTGTCCCCGCTTGTCGGGGTGCTCAGTAATGAGGATTACCTTGGCGAACCCCTGACCGATCAGGAATATGAAGAGGCCAAGGACAACGCATACGACATGCTTGTCCATCTGGGGCAGCGATCCATTCCCATCGCGCTCGCCTTTACCCCCATCATCGCGGAGTCCATGGGCGAGGCCCTGGGCGAAGGCATGGCAGAGACAGGCATCCCAGGCCTGGTGCCGCCCGACCCGAGCATGGCAGACCCCGACGCCCCCAATCTACTCAACAGGCTCCTGGTCACTGGCGGCACCAACATGTTTGGCATCGGAGCCCAGTATTACGACCCTGAAAACGGAGACGCCAACCTCCCGCCAGAGCTTAGAAGGCTGCTCAGACGGGCGAACCCAGCCGCGCAACTTAGACTACCAACGGTGCCGTAGCGTGATCACCATTATGAAACACCTCATCAGGTCTATTCGCTCCCGCATACGCCCCAATGAGGCCCTGGCCTCAGTCGCAGAGGCGTGGCTCAAACAAGGCGCAACAGAGAGCGAGGGCTCGAACGCTGGGCCAGATGTCTCCTGGTTTATCCATGATGGAGGCGGCAGACCATCCAAGCGACCACCCTGGTGCGCCTACTTCGTCTCCTCTTGCTGCCGTCAGGTCGCCCGAGCAGGCTTCGCCATCGAGTACGTCCGCACAGGGCGCGCTGTCAGCCACTGGATAAAGGCGCCAGACGAGCGGCACGTAAGCCGCGACGATGTCTGGGATGTGCCCAACCCTAGAGGGCTCATCTTCGTCCGCACACGCATGTCTAAGCCGGAGACTGAGCGCCAGAAGGTGCTCGACGGTATCAACCGTCAAGGCCATACCGGAATCGTCGTCGCTGTTGACAAAGACGCTCGAACTGTGACCTGTGTGGCTGGCAACTCCTCTGGATATGGCCATAGCCGGGTCGCTGGCGGTGGTGCAGTTGCGAAAGAAGTGATGACAGAAGGTGACGAAGCCTGGAAGAGGCTGGTAGGGTTTGTCCGTGTGATGACCCCGCCAAAGGACGTGTCATGAAGAAGCTCGCTGTGATGTTCATCCTACTGCTAGCCCCCGGCTGCGGAAGCACCTACCACCTTCAGACGGGTGGCTGGAAGCTCAGTAAGGTCGCTGGCCAGGGCACGTGCCTGGTTGTCCACGCACCAGAGGACCCCGAAGTGGTCCGCGTGTGTATCGCAGCGCCAGAGAAGCTCAAGGTGAGTGCCGCTGTACTCAAGGAGCACTGCAATGGCACTAAGTGACAAAGACAAGGACATCCTACGCCTGCCGCTGATGGCCGCGTCCTTCCTGGACTCGCTCGGCAAGACCACTGGGATGGAGACGTTTACCGCTGCATCTAACGCCATGCAGTTTGTGCCCGTCGAGAAGATTGCCGAGACATTGGCCGTCATGCGGACCGATGAGGTCTTCATCCAGACAGGCTCCATGGAAATCGACGACGACGTGGCTATTGAAATCTTCGACGAGGATGGTGAACCGTGATTAAGACAGTCCACTCAAAGCCCATTGATGCCCCAGAGACAGCCGTCATCGCCGCCGCAGTGGTGGCGTGCATCCTCCACCTGGGAGGGTTCGTGGTGCTCAACCCAATGGACTACGGTGTCGCCGTAGGCGCTGTGCTCACGCCAGTCGTGATGTTTGTTGTGCGCCTCGCTGCCGCAACTGGCTCAAAGGTCGAGTCTGTCGTCGCGGACGAGACTGAAGAGAGCGAAGAGTCATGAGTGTCGGCGGATGGGCCAAGAACAACGTAGTCGCAGTGGCTACCTGGGNTGGCGTAGCGCTNTCCCTTGTCGCCACAGCTGCGGCCAATGTAGCCCTGTCCAACGATACCCAGGANATGCTCGTCACAAAGACNGCGCANCATGATGAGGACATCATCCAGTTGGAGTCCGATGTGCGCTCCATCCAGGAGCAGCAGGTCCGGCTCGTGAAGGTGGTCGAGAAGACTGAGGCGGTCCTCTCTGAACTTGACAAAACCACCGCTGAACTCAAGGTGATGGTTCAGACCACCCGAGAATGATGCCTGAGGCGGTGGGCACACAGCTGCTCGACTTCGGTGCCCTTGGCATCATGGTCCTCTTTCTAATCTGGCAGCACCTGGGCATGCAGAAGCGACTAGACAAGCTCGTCGAGTCCTTCCAGGAGCAGATTGACCGCATCGACAACACCTTTGATGAGCGTGTCGAGCTGATGAGGACACGCTACGATGCCGTGATAGTCAGCATCAGAAAGGACTGCCGAGAGGCCGAGGATAAGGTCGCAGCCCAAAGGGACAAGCTCCAGGAAGACCTCGCTGGCGTCGTCCAGAGCGCTGACCGGAGGCTAGAGGCCCTCATCGCGAAGCTCAACGACTGAGCCGAGCCCACTTGCGTAGGCGCTTCATCCCGGCTGGCGACGTGCCTGAGCACCGAGCCTCGCCCTTTCTGTCGGCCCTTCTCCAGAAGGGGCCACGGTTGATGCGTATCCAGGCGAGCTTCCACCTGTCACGCACCCCTGGACAGTAGCGATGCACCGTCTTGACGGTTGCCACCAGCCTGCCGAGGAACACGTGGATGCTGGCGATGGGGTCAGTCCGGTCGTGGATGAACTGCTCCGCCCAGGGCCATAACTGGACAATCCCCACAGCCTTACCGCCATCACCGATGGC